TCAATCCTACTGATATCTTAACAACTGACGGAAGTATTTTTAATAAGTTTGATATTTTTGATTCTGATGGAAAAGAGAAGTCTATAGGAAAAGTTGCTGCTAAAACTATTATAGAGATAGCTCCATTACTAATACCTAAAGTAAATGTAATATACGGAGGAACTAAAGCTGCTATTGGACTTATGTCAGTTTTACCTACATTTTATAAATCTATAGAGAGTCTTTTATTAGGTGATAGTCAAGGATTTTTAACTGACCCTGTTACTAAGGCTGAAGGCTGAATGGCTAAATTCAATCAACAAAGTAGTTCTGATAAAGGATCAGAAAGTCTTTGAAATTTTGAGCAAATGTCTACAATGGTTACTCAAATATTTTCACAGATCTATGAGCAAAGAGCTATGGCTAGTTTATCTAAAATTTTAGTTAAACCTAATAAATTATTAGATAAAAGGACTATGGAGCTTCAGAGTAAAGCTGTAGCTGCAGCAGCTTCTGCTGCAGAAAAACATGGGATTGATTTTAATACTGCTTTACAAAAAGTAGTAAAAGAATTACCTGAAATTCAAGAAGCATTTCAAAGACAATCTCAAATGTCTAAAGCTCTTAGTTTAGGGTATATGGCTTTAACTTCTACTAGTGATGTTTATGGTACAGCTATTGAGTCAGGATTTGATAGAAGAACTGCTGGATTTGCATCATTATTAACTGCTTCAGGGCAATATGGTATAATGATGAATAATAGAATGGGAGACTGGTTTTTAGATAAGACTACTGGCTACAATGTTAATGTTAATAAAGCATTAATGAGAAAATCTATTGTTCCTTATTTAAAAGAAATAGACGACATAATTACTGATTCAGGATTAAGCATTGAAATGAAGAGAGCTAGATTAGCTACTGTATCTTCTGGGTTTAAAAAAGGATTAAATAATGTTTTTAAAAATCCAACTGTGCTAGGAGAAGCTCTGTTTAAGAATGCTGTTATTGAAGGTATAGAGGAGGTAACAGAACAAGCTGTTCAAGATGCTTCTATGGGAATAATTGATGTTCTTAGCTATTTAGGATTAACTAAAGAAAAAGGTAGTTTTAAGACTATTGAAAAATATACTTCAGGAGAAGCTTTTCAAGAATATTTAGCTAATTTTGTTGGCGGTGTACTTGGAGGAGGATTGTTTGAACTAGAAAGAGCTAAAATTAGTCCTTGGTTTAAAAATAAAGGTAATATTGTTTCTGATGATACTGTACAAAGTATATATGAATTAGTAGCAGCTGGTCATAAGGATAAATTAATAGATATGATTAAGAAAGAAAGTAAATATCTTACTAATAATTATTTATCCTATGTTCAAGAAGACGGAGAATTTAAGCCTAAACAATCAATTTCTCAATCTGATTTAGTGGCTCAAATAGCTACGGAAATTATAGAAGAAGTTGATAGTACTTTAAATGATGTAGGTCTAAATTTAACTGATGATGAAATTATTAATAAAGCTATTAGAGATCAAATAATAATTGATAGGTATGAAAAGCTCAAACCAGAAGGAAAATATCTTGGTATAGAAGCTATTGTTCTTAATGATTTTAAAAATACAGCTACTCAATTAACAAACTTAAAAACAGAAATTGCCAATTTAGAAACAGAAGCTAAAAATAGTAATGATCCTGATAAAAACAAAGGACAGATTGAAGCTAAAAAAGAAACTTTAAAAGAATATTCTAATAAAATAAATAATATTCTAGAAGGTAATTATGGAATGAAATATTTCAATCAACTTGCAGTTGCTTTAAATGATACTATCTCGTCTAAATATGGCTCTTTTGATAGAAATACATATACTAAAGCTAAATATGGAAAATCCTATGAAGACTTACCTGATAAAGGATTAGTAAGTAAAGAATCTGTTAATGAAGAGTGACTTGAATTTATAGACTCAGTTGATATACCAAAGAAATTAGAAATTGCTACACAAGCGTTTTTAGATAATGAAAAACTTATTAATCCCATTGTAAAACAATATAGTGATACTGGATATTCTAAAGAAAGAGAAAAAGTATATAAAAATCTTATTAATTTAACTGCTACAGCTAAACTATTTGGTAAAGCAGAAGATGGAAGTCAAAAAGATACTATCTTTAGAGATTTTATTAGTATAATGAATGAATTAGAGTCTTTAGGCGTTACTAAATTTGGACCATGAGATTCATTATTTACTAATGTTTTTGAAGAGTTTGAACAAAATGGATTATTAAGACAAATTAGTTATGCTACTGATTCAGAAGGAAATTATATCTTAGATGAACAAGGTAGATATATTAAAGAAGTAAAACCTGCGTCTCCAGAATATCTAAAAGAAACAATTCAATATACTGAAGATTTTTCTGAAACTAAAAGAGATAAGTATAAAGCAATGATTGAAAGTATAATAAACCTTTATCCAGCTGAGGCTTTTAATACTACATCAATGATTGATACTTATAATAGTATTTCTGATATAAAAAATACAGACATATTAAATCAAATTCAGAAAATTCAAGAAAAACGAAATAAAACAGAAGAAGATTTTAAAGCTATTGAAGATTTACAAAAGCAATTAATTACTATTCAAATAGGCACAATAGAAGAATTAGATACTATTAAAAATATAAGAGCTTCTGCTAGAGATGCTGGAATAGTAGCTTTTGAAAAATATTTTCCAAGTATATTTTCAACAAATGAAACTCAAGATGAAAAGATAAGAAAAGCTCAAGCAGAGTTGGTCAAGTTTGAAGAAGTTAAACAAAACTCTAAAGCTTATGAAAAAACTCTTTCAGAAACAGTAAAAGAGTTAACTGGTAAAGAAAATTTTGAAGATTTAAATAGACAAGATTTAGTTGCAGTTTTTAATCATCTAATTTCTTCTGGAATTACTCTTAAAATTTCTAACGATCTAAATAACGTTGAAGAAACTTCAGAGTTGTTAGATACTTTAATTAATACTTCTTCAGAATTAACTCAATCTGAATTAGACTCTTTAAAAATTTTATATGACGCTGCTCAAGAAAATATAGATCATGGAATATATATTTTAAACAATCCTAATTATATAAATGCTAAATCTACTATAGATTCAATAAATAGTAAGTTAGATTCGGACTTAAAAGAAGCTATTCCAGAAGTTTTAAAGTTAAGAAATGTTGCTTTCGATGCTCTAATAAATGCTTTAGATTCTGGTATTCTTGATAGAGAAGTTTTTATACAAACTAAAGAATCTATAGAAGGAGAAATACATTCTTATAAAAAGTCTGTAATGACTAATCATGAGCAACTATCTGATGAAGAATTTTTAGATGTTATTAAAAGGAAACAAGAATTATCAAATAAAGTAGGTCAACTTTATATAGAAAATTTATTTGTTGATGAATTTGGTGATATATCTGTATCAGAGTTTGAATCATTATCTCGTGATAATCTTATAAAATTATTTGATGCACTATATGATAATAACTATAGTGGCATCTTTGACCTTTTTGAAGATACAGAAAATATATCAGTATCTGAAGAAGACTTTCAAATATATTCTGAAGAATTTAGAAATATAGTTGAAAATGATTGAGTAACTATTAAAAAGTTAATCTGAAGTTCATCAAATGAAAATGATATAGAAGAGGTTATATTATCTGATATTAATAGTCTTTTATCAGATCCTAATTTTGGAAAATCGATTAATGATAAGTATGATAAATTTAATAAATATCTGTCAGATGATAAAAAATTTATTTCTAATCCATTATATGATTTTTTAAAAAATTATTTCTTATCTTTAAATTCTGGTCAAAAAGCTTTAACTATATTAGATATTCTTCAAAGAGAAATTACATCTTATAATGCTTCTTCAGGGGCATCTGATTATATATCGGATAATATAAGAGAAAAAGATGTTAAGCAAGCTATAGAGATGTTAGAACTTTTAAAAGTTAACATCATGTCAGCTAGTCAAACAGAGTTTAATGGCGAAACTCTTGGATTTTTAAAAATGAGACAGAATTTTGCAGTTAAGAATGGTTTGAAAGATGATGTTTTAGATTTAAATACTATATCTGCTGAGGAAGGATATACAATGATAAAAGACTTAGATAGAATTATTACTAAGTTAGAATTTTTATTAGGCTTAACAACGTTTAATCAAAAAAGGCAATCTACTGAACAAAAAGAAATAGGAACAAAATTTGATAAAGTATTATTAGATAATTGGGATACAATTATAAAAAATGATATAGGTAAAGAGTTTATACCATTGTCTGCTATTCATGAAGTTATGACTTCTCGAAAATCTGACAGACAAAAACTAGTTGAAATAGAAGATCTTATATTTGAGCATAATAAAAATAATAAAATTAATGCTTTAAAAGGAATAATTAGAAACTTTGAAAACGCACAGATAGGAGAAAGATCTAATATAACTAAAGATATGACAGCTGCAGATGTAGCTGAAATTGATTTAGTTAATTATATTGCAACTACTATAGCGATTAAGAGTTCTGATTACTTAAGGTATAGGTATAATACCCTATCTAAAGAAACTAAAGCTCCTTTTTATATGCAGGAGTTTGTTTCTAAGATGATTTATGCTAGTATTGTAAATCCTGAATTATTTTCTGCAGTATTCGATGTTAAAAAAGATAAGTATAAGGATGATGTAAGTTTAGTTACTGTAGTTTTAGGTTCTGCAGGTTCAGGTAAAACTACTGCAATTTTAGGATCAGTTATAGATATGATAAGGCAGTCTAATACTAAATCTAATATATGATTAAGTGCTCCTAGTGATGTTCAAACAAACAACTTGAGTAACGCTATACAGGCTGCTACAGGTACTGATGGACTTAAATATACTTCATTTAATAAACAAAAATTATTTAGTCAATTTGGTTCTTATGTTGCAGAATTACATACTCAAATACAAGATTTATTAGAAAATGCTGATAATCTTAAAGAGTTTACAGCAAGCGAAGCTATGAAAAATCCTGAACAACTGGATTTAGTTAGTATAGTAGATGGAGTATTACATGCAAAGCTACCTGATGATTTAATTAATAATATAGATTTTTCATCTTTGCCTAATTTATTAATAATTGATGAGGTAACTCACTTTAATAATGCCGAATTACAGTTATTAAATGCTATCTCAGCTGCTTCAAGAACAGCAGATAATACTAACTTTATGAAGATAGTAGCTATGGGAGATCAAAATCAGTTAGGCTATACTATTAAATATAAAGGAGGATATTATAATTTTAATATAGAAGGAATTAATGCAACTTTTACTCCAGTATTATTAACTACTCTTAGGTCAGCAAATGATCAAAAAAGAATTAATAATGATATTTTATTAAATTTATCTGACATAGCACAAACTGTATCCAGAGGGAAGAAAACTGCTGATGCTATGAATACTGCAGTTAGACATAAATTAAATGATGTAAATGTTGAAACAGGCTTAAAATATTATTTAGATAATGAAACTTTTAAAGGTGATTATATAATAGATAGTTATAAAGATAAACATGTATTTGATGTAATTTCTAAAAATTATGCTAAAAATCCTACAATAAAAATAGGAGTTTTAGCTGAAAATGGTATTATAAATCCAGATTTAGAAGAAACTTTAAAATCTGTTGGATTATCTTCTAGTAATATAATATTATTTGATCCTAAAACTATTCAAGGTAGTGAAGTAGATTATCTAATATTTGGAGTTAATGATATATTTAAATATAATCGCTTAAAAGAAAATCTTAAAGCTTTATATACATATTCTTCAAGAAGTATATCTGGAAGTGTTATAATAGATCCTGAGAACAAATTGTCTCAAATATTAAATGTAACTAATGCTAATAAATCAGAATATTATAGAGAATACGATCCTCTTACAAAAGATTTAATTAAATCTCTAAAAGAAGAAAGAAGTGAAGAAATTAATAGTCTTCTTAATGGAGATTTAAAATTCAATGGAGAGGTATTCAAATGATTAACTAATCAAATTTCTGAACCTGTTACAGACCTAATTTATGGTGTAGAAGCAAAAGGAGATTTATTTGTAGAAAAATCTGAAAATGGAACAGAAATTACTGAATCTCAAAAACAAGCTATAGGAAAAATAGATGCAAAAGATTTTAAATTTATGCTTCATTCTTTTTATAATAGTCCTAGTGCTAGATTAGAATCAGAAAATGGAGTTCCTACTAAACTAACAGTAGATAGATCGCTTCCTAATTTTGATTTAAATGGCTTAAGAGATGTATCTGATCCAGATAAGTTAAAAACTATTATATCTGAATGAATTAATTTAAAATTTAACATTCTACATGGTAATAAAATAAGAACTACTAATTATAAAAATTATTTAAGTCATATATTTAATGATAATTTTAATAACCCTATTAGTAATTACTCTGTTAAGTATTTAGTTACTGCAAGAAGATATAATGAAGAATTACATACAGCTTATGCTAAATTTGAAGGAGCTGAATTATCTGAAAAGAAATCTTTAGCTAATACTGATTTATTTTTAAATTTAACAGCTGAATTAACTATAAATGACAAAGTGCATTATATTACTTTAGCTACATTCCCAAAACAAGAAACCTTATTTACAAAAGGTTTAAGTAATGTTAGGGGTGATGTTGAAGCTTTACGAAGTAGACTCACTATGTTTTACAGTAAACTAGAGTCTAATATTAATGTATTAGATACAGGATTTTATAGTTTAGGAGAGGTAAGCTTAGAAAATTTAAGACATATTACAGGAACAAGGATTGTATCAAAAGAAAAAGATGTTAATAAAAAAACTAAACATACTTTACTTGATCTTAAAAGTAGAATTCCAGGATTAGAACACTCTATAATTAGATTATTCCCAGGTAATATAAATGATTTCACTAATTATATCAATAGATATTCATTTGGATCTCCAAGAAGTCAAGAAAACATAGATAAGTTATTCTCAATTTTAAAGAATAAACCTCATATTGTTGTTACTTTTGATGGAAATTTAAATGGTTCTACATCTGGTAATGCAGGGGCAAAAATTATGCCTATAAGCTCAGACAGCAGAAAACTAAGCGTTATAATGTCTGAAGTACTTGATTTGAAAAAAGAATTAAAAGAAGAAGCTTCTGAGTTTTATAAAACTAATGTAGATGCTAAAAGTGGAGATTATAAACCTAGTGACTTAATGAATGCTAAGTTTGAAACTATATTAAATGCTACTCAAGTTTTAGACATTTTAATTACTTGAGGAAAAACTAATACAGAGATAGATGGAGAGACTATGTCCTTGTTAGATTTGTTTGTTAAACCTATAAAATTTTCAGACACTAATTCCATTTATCAAAAAGATAAATCAATTTTAGACGTTTTAAATAATTTTAAAGAATCAAATAGATCTGATGAAACAGGGAATAAGTTACTAAGAGTTGTACAAGAAATTCAAAATTTTATAAAAGATAATCCTAACGCAGATCATAAAACTATTAAATCAAGTGTTATATCTAAAGTAGGAAAATTAACTGGATGAAACTGAAATTTTTATAATTTATTTGCTTATTCAGATATTATTGATTCTGCATATTATAAAAGAATTCTTCAATTAATTCAACAAGGAGTTATTTCGGATGCTATTAATTTAGATGATTCTGGAGTTACTGAGTTAAAGAATAATATAAAACTTCTATTTGAACCTATAAAAAATTATGATTTTTATTATTCTATACCTATACAATTAGATAAAGATTCAAAGATAATAGTCAATGAATATATTAGTGGTAGTAAAGGTTTTTCTAAAGAATATTTTTCTGATAAGTTTTTTATCAGAGCTACTCCAGAAGGTCCTAGAATTTTATTAGATTTTAATAAACTTATACAATCAGACCCAATTCAATTAGAAGATAACAGATCTGAACCAGACCCAGAAATTATTGATGAAGTTCAGCCTACTGAAGATTCTTCTAAACCAATACCTACTAATAGTGGGGTAATACAAGAAGATTTTCCAGATATAACTAAATTAAAATTTACTAGTGGAAGAGGAGAAGATATAACTCCTTTTAAGGATTTTAATATTATAAAAGATAGTCTTATAGAACTTGCAACTGAAGAAGGACGTAACGAAGTTGTACAAGACATGAAAAATGCTATTGATAGATTTATAAAAGTATTAAAAACAAAACAGTCTGAAATAGGGATACCAAAAACTCCTCTAGAAGCAGCTGAAGATTTTCTTAATGATCTAGGTAATAGCCCCGAACCTAATGCTTTTGATATACTAAAAAATTTTGCTGGAGGATTCCATAATATATTAAAATATAAAGGCACTCCTAAAGGAGATAAATATAATCAGCTTTTAAATGGTCCTTTAGCGGAAATGATAGAAGCTTTTAATAGATGTAAATAATAACATATAAAAAAAAATTAAATGAATAATTGCAGTGTAGACCTTCAACGAAGAATAATCACAGCTATGGAAGAAGCTGTTTTTACTCTGCCAGGACAGCCAACTGTAGCTGATGTAGAAGAATATATAGGATTAAAAATTAGTAAAAAATTTACTTTTAAATCCGTAAGAGATAATATTCCTATACGTACAGCATTTAAAGAAATTTTTGGAGATGTAGACCTATCCGATTCGGGTGGGTCTGCACTTCATTATTCTAATATAATAAAAAATGTTAGATCTTATTCTATAGATGATCTTTTTCATGGATTACCAGCAGCAAAAGTTGAATTTGAAGGGTATTCCACAAGACTCTTTATAGGAGAAGGTATTCTAGGTAAAAATAATAAAAGTCATTATGCTTTTTCAGACATTGATTTAAATAATAATTTTAAAGATTTAAAAAATAATCTATTTGAAAAAATACAGAAATTTTTAACTAAAAAGAATAGGTATAGAGGAAAAATATCTCCATTATTTGATAGAGACGGCGTAGTGGATTATAACCATTATGTAAATATTATGAATATATTAGATCAGTACTTTTTTAATAACTTAGAGATGCCAACTATAACATCTTATACAGGTAAAAAAGTTCCGGAGCTATCATATAATTTTAATACTAATAGAGACATATTTGAAGCTTATTATGACATGATAATCTTAACAAATTTTGACTCTATTATTAACAGTAAATTTAGTAAGTACTTTAAAGTTAATCTTAATAAAATGAACTTACTAGATTTAGATACAGGAGATAATTTAAAGTATAGTTTAGTATTTGATCCAACTACTTCTTTATATTGGAATAAAGATGACCATGAATCAGAAAGTTCAGAGGGAAGAACAGATTGGTTTACAAAAAGTTTAATTACTTTAATTCCACTATACAATAGACAAGGGGAAAAGACTCCTAATTATATGGAAGTTAATGACTTTTATCTTCTTGCTGCTAAATTTGCAGAATTTGAATTATTAGAAGGTAATAGGTTAAAGAATGATAAAAACAATGAATACGGCTTTGATTATTTTAACAATAATTCTGTAGAAAGATTCCAATGATATTTAGAAAATATTAAAAAATCTGTAAATAAAGAAATTGGATCTTTACCGTCTTTAGCTACATATTTTGGGGATGTTTATGATAAAATTTTATCTATTGATAAATTTATAAATGAGTCTGAATATAATATAGCTGAAAAAGAACGTAATTCAGGGAATTCTTTAATAACTTTTATGACACAAGTTATTAATAATAATTTTGGAGCTTCTTACTCTATATATAACACAGATGGTACATATACTACACAAGAAATGTATCAACAAGATTTCAATTCTACGAGAGTACAAAGCTCATTATTTTCTACAATGAAAATGAATTATATGAATAAATCTTTTTACGATTTAACAGATGCTAAAGAGTTAAAAAGATTTAATGATCTTTTCCCTAGTAATTTAGAAAATATTTCAAATATGGTCGAAGCTATTGAGACTAAAGCTGTAGACTATATAAAAATTAATAAATATATAAAAGATAAAACTGGTATACCTATGACTAGAAATTCATTAATATCCGCTATTAAGGATATGTCTATGAATATATATGATGGTAATCCAGTTACTGGGTATAATTTTAGATTGGACTTAGAAAAATTAATCACTTATGGATTAAACAAAGACTTTAATTCAGATAACTTTAAAGAATCTGTAGAGCAATCTTCAGGACGAAATGTTAATTTTGATTCAACTATAAAAGATGTTATACCTGAAAGTATTAAGCAGCCTTTATTTATAGCTTTAAAAAATGCTTATTTAGAGAATTTTACTATTAAGGCTGTAATGAATGTTACTACTTCTAAAGACACTACTTTACCTACATTTAAAGTAGGAAATTTAACTTATAAAGATACTGAACTATTTGAATTAAGAAGACAGTATGAGCGTGAAACTGATGGTTTATTATTTAATAGTTTGCTTATTAAAGACGATCCTGCTATTGTAGGAACTTCTACTAAATTAGAAGTTGTAGGAGCTAAACGTTCTAAAATGTATGACGAATTAACTCCTATAGAACAATTTATATCAGACTTTAAATATGATTTTATTGCAAATGCAGTCAATAATAATAAATTTTCAGTTATCATAGGTAACTATTCTGATAAAAGCACTATTCTTGCAAAAGTTATTAATGGAAATTTTATCTTAAATAAAGAAGAAAGAAATGTTACTATTCTCAAAGAATCTATAGAGAATATATTAGAAACTGTCAGAGTTCAGGGATATTCTTTTTATTATGATACTTTAAAATCAGTTTTTAATGATTATAAAGAAGTATTTGATGCATTAGGAATTGAACATAAAATAACTCCTAATAATTTTGATAAACCTGATAAATTAAATACTAATGTTTCAGAAATTAATAGAATACTTACTAGTTTAACAACTAAGGAAAGAAGTCCTATTATTGAGTTGAATAGTAGGTTATCTAAAATGCCAGCAGATTTAAGACCTAAAGTTACTTTAACAGA